AAATTGTGATACGTTGAATGCCATTTTTTTCTCCTATATCGTTGTATTATTTATTAAGCTTGTCCAACGATTGTTGTAAAATCGACACCAGTTCTTACAGCAACAAAATTCAACTGAATAAAGTTTACTGAGCGAGCAGGTTTAACGTAGATATCACCAACAAATTGATTAGCATCAATGACTTGACCAGTATTATTTGTAGAATCACAAACAACACGATAATCATAGATACCACGGCGTGCTTTAATATCTGCCAAGAATGGAGTTACTAAATTAACAAATTGATTTTGTGTAGTAGTGTCGTTAAACTCAAACAAAGAAAACTTAGCTGCTTGAGCAATTGATTTTTCTAACACAATGAACAATCTGCGAACGTTGATTCTATCAAAGGCTGAAGGTTTAGATTGTAATGTTTTGTCTCCAAATAACACAGTACCTTGTCCAGCGAATGAACCAACTGGATTAACACCAATAGCATATAGTGTATCACGCTGAGTTTTGTTTGGATTCCATGCTAATTTAACAACATTCTTTAAATTGCCACGATTGAAACCAGCAGGTGAATACCATGGATCACGAACAGCATCTGTGTAAACACATAGACCAGCAATATCACCATTCAAAGGAACGTATGTATAATTATTATTATACTTATCAAACATATATTTCCAACCACAATCAGCAACAACATAAGAGGAAGAACGATCCAATGCTGTTATCCAATTTTGAATATTAGTTGTTTCTGAACCAGATTGATTAACAACGTTTGCTGAAGGAGGTGAAACAAAAGCCATACAATCTTTACGAGTGTTGACAAGTGAAATTACATATTGTTGAACGGCAATAGAAGCGCTGCCGGTTATTGCTAAAGAAATATCAACTTCATCCGGATTTGAAAATAAATCCCAACCAGTTTGTCTATTTGCATCAGTTGGAGCATCATCTGAACCATTTGTTAAAGTAAATGTTGGTGTGGTATTCATTGTAGCAAAAGCAACGTTACTTGTATTTGCTAATGCAAAACCCCATGTATTTGCTGGAGTAGTACCATTTGCACCTATTGTATTATATAAAGGAGGATCTATTGCGTAAATATATTTTGAATTTCTAAAAATATAATTTTTGTAATAGTTTGAATTTCCTAATGAGTCGGTAGCATCAGTAGCTTTTGAAAGATATGGAAATATTTCTAATACAGTATTTTTTGTGCCTGTAATTGCTCCACCAGAATCAACAACAACAACGTGAATTTCATCATTCGAAGCACCAGCGGCTGCAGCTTGAACTGAAGTTCCTGGAACACTAGGAAAAAGTGATGAAACACCAGCACCATTAACAGTCCATGTTGAAAATCCTGTTGCGTTTGCTCCAGCATCACAAACTGAAACAGTTAATGAATTGCCTAAAGTTCCTGGATATCTAGCAATAAAAGCTCCAGCCACATTAGCATTTACTCTATTATTTAAATATGAATATTCAAAAGAATCTTCGTTTGTAACTTGAATATTTGAACTAGAATTGGATGTAGCATTGTTAGTAGTAGTAGCTACAGCACGAACAACTTTTAAATTATTTCCGTATGCTAAAAAGGAAGAAGCAGTTAGAAATGTACTTTGTATTGCTGTGTTTGTTGATGGTTTACCATATATGGAAACTAATTCTGTTTCACTTGAAGTCTGTTTAATTACTCCTGCAGGTCCCCAGAGAAAAGTACCTACGATTGCACCGGCTGTAGTTTGTACCGAAGGAACTACTGTCGTAAAATCGACTTCGGAAACAGCTACACCTGGAGAGATTTGAAATGCCATTTGTGTTCTCCTTAAATTATTATGTTATTGGCAGTTATAATACCATGATTATATTTATCAAACGCTATCTTTATAGATTCCTAACCCTATCTCGGATAAACTTTGAATAAATTTCACCGCCATCGGCGGCCTCCCATACATCACCATCGAAAACTTCAAAAGGATGATCCAGACCATCTTCAATAATAGGTGCTGGTAATATCTCTTGGTCCAGTTGATTCATATCTTCCAACTGAATTTGTTTTCTTATGTCATGGTTTACAATTTCTTTAAAATACTTTTGTGTGGTTGCCCATGCAAACATTACTAAACCCATGACCATATCATCATTTGCTTCCGATTCTGCCGAAAAGGATGTCTTATTGGCAACAAAGGTAGTTAATTCTGATATAGTATCAAAATCGTTGATGATTAATTTATTACCTTCAATTAAAGTCTTTAGGTTGGAACAACCCATTCTTTTGACCTGAACTGACATTTTTAAACCTAGTTGTACTCCTCTGGCAAACCCAGCCGATAACTGTTGTGGTTGTTTATTACCAGTAAACACCTTAAATAGATTTTCATATTCAAGGTCTTGGTGTATAATGTCAGCAACCTGTGGTGTATTATTTATCTCAACCAAAATGTAAGCATCGTTGTAATACTTGGCTGCATTATAAATGACCGTTGGAAAAAGTATAGGTGAAATTGAAGAACTTCTATAGGTTGCCACTTGTTCGTAAGGTGTAGTCGATATATCAATTACAGAGAATGTAGAACAGTCTAAATTTTTACCTTCAGATACGTCTACCCAAATACCATACAGATGGTCTTTGGTTGATTCATCATCACCTTTAAATGGATGCTTATAGATATTCATCTTATCATGGTTGGCAATAGGTGGTTTATAAGCCAACTGTTGTAACTTCTGGCCAGAGATAAGTGTATTAGAAGAACCTAAGAATTCAGTTTCAAACTCTTGCCTGAATTGCCTTTCAGAAGTATTCTTGATTGTTTCTTCTTTCCAATTTTCATCCCGGCCTGGCACCATCGACCAATGAACTTCAAATGGTGTATAATTATTGTTCTTATTGACCGCATCAGTCCAAATCTTGTAAAACAAATTCATACCATTTGGTGTAGAAACAATAATAATCTTTGTTTTGGTACCAGCAGTAATAACAGGATAGACTGAGGTAAAGAATTCTGTGGCAATATTAGATGGTACGAAAGCAAACTCATCTAAGAATACAATGTTAAACGAACCAGAACGAGCCGCTGAACTTGATGTAGAAGATGCCACGATGACTGAACCATTCTCCAATTCTACACGGCCTTTGTTCCATTCAACGACACCTTGTTGTAACCACATAGGTAGATTCTCATAAGCCAACTGTAACTTACCTAAAATACCACGAGCGGTCTCACCTCGGTTGGCGAGAACTGCTACGGATTGTGAGTCTTGAAATAGTATCGTCCAGAGAAGATAGGCGACTGTTGTGGTGGTTTTACCGACCTGTCGAGGACATTTCATGATAGTAAAACGATTCTCATGGAACGTCTTAATCATCTCTTCCTGAAAGTCATACATTTTGAATTCAGTTACACCCTCATCAAGTGTAATAATCTTAATGTATTTGGCAAAGTATAGTGGGTCTTTCCGGCACTTGATATATTCTTCTACCTGTTCTTCGGTGAAGCTTACTTTAATCCCTACCCTTTTGAGTAGGGGATTATCACGGTACGACTCTTTTTGTTTTGTTGCCATTAGTCTTTACTTTTTAGTAACTTACTCAATTCAGATGTTGAACCTACAAAGATAGCTTTATCAATATTAGTTGTGGTAGCTTCTTTTTTGATACCAGAAATGTCTCTCATTTCTTTTTGTATTTTAAGAAGTCTATCGTTGGCTTCGGTCATGTTCTTTAATAATGTGGCATATACTTCAAAGGCTCTTGGGTGCTGGCCTGCTTTGGCAATCTCCAATATCTCATACATGGCTTCTTGGCCTTGGTCTATGATACCTTGAAGATTTTCTTTTGATTGCTGATAGGCATCCGTTAAATCAGAATCCATATCAGGTTGTTTATAACTTGTAGTTAAAGGTTGTTTTTTTGGTGGTTCTGGTTCACCAATAGGAGTTACATCAAACACATCACTCAAATTTTTATCAAGTTTATTCATAGTATTTTCATATTAAAATTTATACTACTCCGGTTCCACGAATAAACCATGTATTTGCTTCAACATGAATTAAAGTTGCTAAACCATATGTATTAATATTTCGTGAAGCACTTGTTGTATTACCAGCAAGAAACAAACTTACCCCTGTATTTGGTGTAACAGTTACAGTAGCACCTGATGTTCTAGAAACAATCGTAATGCTTGTTCCATTAGAAAAAGCTACATTAGAGGTTGTGGGAATATACAATATTACACTTGATGCTTGTGTGTAGTAAATGTATTTACCAGCATCAGTTAATTGCAAAACATGATTTGTTGATTGAGCATTTTGTGGGCTAATTAATGCTGTATTTGCTTGAGTAAATGCAGCTTGAGCTATTGTACTTGATAAATTGGCTTTGGCAAATGCAGACTCAGCCGTCACATTCGCTGTGTTGGCTTGAAGAAACGAAGCATTAGCTAAAACTCTGGCAACATTATCTGTTTGTATTGAAAACCCACCAGCAGTTAATCCATCATGGAGTGTTATACCTTTAGTTGTTAAATTAACAATTATCTCACCATTGGCACCAACTGTATTGGCCAAAGTAGATGCTCCATATCTTTTAAATTGAATTATTCTAGACATTCTAAGATCCTAAATCTATTGTGTTTGCTTGTTGTGTATGAAGGTCATCAATACCATATATGTTTAACATTAAATCAGTATTGAAAGGTACAGCAGATATTACATTGGTATCAATATCAAATGTTTCTGTAATTGTGGTTGTATAATTATATTTATCATTCGCACTGG